TACTATAAGACACTTCAAAGTTACCAAGAAAAACTATATTAGCCAAGACTACCCCTTTGTTTTAATCTATTATAGCATCCCTGGTAGGATTTGAACCTACGGCCTACACCTTAGAAGGGTGTCACTCTTCCGCTGAGTTACAGGGATTTAGTACATCTGGAAGGACTTGAACCTTCGGCTCTCTGCATATAAGGCAGGTACTCTAACCAACTGAGTTACAGATGTTTAGTACACCAGGTAGGACTTGAACCTACGATAGCCGAATTATGAGTTCGGTGCCTTAACCAACTTGGCTACTGGTGCTTAGTCTTTTAACCTTCTAGGTATCTCAGAAGTGTTTAAATATGTCAACATTATTTTTATTTATAATTTTTCTTTTCTCTTAAATTTCTTGCATATGAACTAATATATGTAGATGCTATTTTTTCTTGATTAAAAAACAATTCTTGTTCTTCTTGTAATTCAAACTCAGATTCCCAATTTTCTCTTTTTATAGGAATAACTTGAAACATTGGGGTACCTTTTTCAATTACTCCATTAAATCCTTTTTTGAATACAATTGGGGTATTTATATCAGTATTTAATTTATCAGTATCAACAACACCGCTAATTGCCTTGAATGGTAAATTTTGATATCCTATAGGATGAGTAATTAAACAAGAATATCCAGGTGGAGTTTTAATTGTCCATCCGTGTAGGTATTTAAATACCAGAGGGTTGTAACTTTCATCAATTTCAAAACCACTACTTTGTTCTTGAGTCCAAATACTAAACACTGGTTTTTGAGTATTCCACTTTGCTGTAGGAATTTCAAAACTATTTGTTTCAACTTGTATATCTGCCCACAGGGTAACTATATAGCCAGAAGTTATTGCATCTAATGATGGGGCGCATTTTTTAACTGTAGTGTTTGGACCTTGATCAGTTAATTGAAATTTTCCATTATTTCCAAAATATGGCGGTAAATCTTTCCACCATTGTGGAACTAACTGCGTAGCAGGAACTGGCTTAGTCCTTACTTCCATAACATGTTTATCTTGAGCCTTAAAAACAATTTTATTTTTTTTAGTAAACATTTATATCTCCTGTATATGTTGTACATCATCTATGTCTAAATGTAAAGCATTCTGAAAATAATCATTTTTTATGATATTTGTTTCATCAATTATATATCTAACTTCATTAATAATGTTATGTTTTAATGCAGTCTTAATCATGCTATCAGAATAACTTCCTGGTTCTGGTTTGGCAGAAAAATAAACAACATAATACAAATCATTAGAAGTTTTTATTAATGCCCCGTTAGCAATTGCTTTTTTAACATTGTCAGTTCTTTGTGCTCCTGGTCTTTTACCTTCACCAGAGAGGCCACCCTTTGCCTCAACATACTCAAGGGTTGTTTTAGAGTGTGCACGAAAGTCTACTTCACAACCAACATTCTCAAAGCAATAATTTCTATCAATAGGACCAAAACCCCTACTAACCAAATCTGCGTATACAAGTTCTTCAAAAGCATCTCCTGACTTCTTGGATTCTGATTGAAAGTTTATTAACATTATTTAAAATCTTTTTTAGACCAAATATTTTTTGTGTAATGATTTAACATTGTTGTCTTAAAAGTTTTTTCAATTAATGTTCTATGTTCTCCATCTTCATAATAATCAAATGTAGACTTCCAGTCATTTCTTTTAAAGGGAATGACTTGAACTAGGGGTGTTCCCTTTTCAACAATTCCTTCAAAGCCTGCCTTAATCCACATAGGAAAAGATCCTTCCATAACGGACTTATCTGTATCAATAATTGATGGTATTTGCATAAATGGCAAATTTCTATACCCAAAAGGACTAGTGATCAAACAGGAATATCCAGCAGGTGTTTGTGCCATCCATGTTGACACATACTTTACTACAAGATTTGTATATCCAGGTGGATGTTCAACTCTTTTTGATGTGTCTCCATGTGGGCTAAATATTTGTGTTTCAGTCATCCAAGATATTTCAGGACTGCCATCTTTAAGGCTAACAAGAACATCAGCCCACAATGGAATTATATATCCAAATGTTAATGGCTCTAGCATTGGTGTGCATTTTTTAAAAGAGTGGTTTAATGTTCCATTAAATATTGATAGTTTTTTACCATCAAGGTTGTTTGGTGCTGGCTCATAAATGGGTGCATTTTTATACCAATCTGGAATTGACTTAGATGCTGGGTGTGGCTTTAGTTGTGTATCAAAGCCAAATTTATCTTTAGCCTTAAAGTTTATAATTTGAGACATGTCTACTCCTAAAAAATATTTTTAATATTTATAATGTCTTGCTGGCCTGAATGTATCATTATTTTTTTTATTCTATCTAAAAATACACCAGAATGTACATATGGCTGAACATTTATTTTTTTTAGTAATCTAAAAAATGAAAAAGTATGACCCATATAAATATCATTTAAATATTCATCTTTAAAAAATGTTTTGGTTTTTTCTGTATTCATGATTTTTAAAATTGCATCTCTATGAATTAAGAAACATCCAAAATCAAAAGCATCTACTTTGTTTTCAGTATTTTTAGCAATATCTGGCATTGAGTATGTTCCATCATCATTAAGATTATATACAGTTGGAACCAATATTGTTTGTTCATATATTCCTAAGAATAGTCCAGAAATAACCTTCATGTTTTTTTCTTTTGCCGACTTCCACATTATTTCTATACTCTGTGGGTAAATAACAGCATTTGGCTCTACCATTAATAGCCATTCATCCGTGCAGGTTTCAATCCACCTATTAATTAAAGAATTTTTATCTGTTGCATTATTTTTACCTGTTATTTGTATTAAGTTTAATAATGGTAAACTTTTTTGCATTAAAAGATGAACAACAGATGCTGCAAACTTTCCTTCAACTTCTCCGTCATCTATCCAACCTAGGGTTACTGTTTCAATCATATAACCATAATACCATAAAACTTTTTATTTGTCAAAATAACTATCTTTGGTTGATTAAATTATTATAGTGACCAATATTTAACCTATAGGTCTTTATGTGATCAACATGTGCACCAGTATGTGCATATAACTGTATTCCAGCATCCTTTACCATTTTAAAGAAATAAGTGTCTTCACCAACCATTTGATTATTTATATAGTCTTCTCTAAATAATATGTTTGTTTTTAACTTATCAACTATTTGTTTTATTATATCTCTATGGATTAATATGCAACCCATTCCTGCATAGTCTACTTTAATTAATTTATTTTCTGGAATTGGATAAATTGGTGTCATAAACTCATTTTCAGTACCTTTATTAAATAGTGCAGGTTGAATTATTCCAAGTTTATTAATAAAGTATAATCCAGAAATTATTTTAATATCTGTTGACTGTACGACATCCCATAATACTTTTATTTTGTCTCGATAGGCAACTATGTCTGAATCAAGTATTAATATCCAGTCTTCTTCATATTCGTTCATCCATTTTGTAATAGTGTACTGTCTTAGTAAAGATATTTGACTTCCAGCAGTTTGCATTACTGACGTTATTGGTATGTCTTTTGATATTATTAGATCAGAAATAGATGCAGCAAACTGACCATGGACCAATCCATTATCGCACCAACTGAGTGTTACGTTATTATTAGGCAATTTTATTTTTACCCATCTTTTTATTAGTTAACTTTATATGTCATAACAAAATAACATGCTACATACCCAACAATAAATGCAGGGATCAAAAATAAAATATTAATCATCTTCTTCCTCAAATTCTCTAAGGGCATTATTATTATCATTACAATAATTACAATCGCCGTACTCTAATCTGTTACCACAATAGTTACAAAACATACTTATCCTAACATGTCTATTCTATCAGAAATTTTTAGTAACTGATTCAAATCTGTCCCAATGTCCCATAATGCTGCCAATAAATATATCACCAGTTTCTCTATCTACAAGAAAATATTTTTCTGGACACTTAGTCTTAACCGTAAGACTAATAGGTTTTTCTAATTCTTCAAACTTTTTTGATTCTCTCATTCCTCTTCCTTTTCCCAATAGGCTTTACCAAAAGTATCATAGTCATCCCAGCCTTCATCTGCCATGGCTATCCTTGTTTGATCTAATTCTTCTTTCCAGGCAGCCATGTCTAACATATAATATGTTCCCCACCATTCGTAAGGCTTGTTAAGATATTTCCACATAAAAGCGTGGTATTTATAACGCCATCCTAATTCTTGATCTTCGTCCATATTGACACACTTAACTATATGATTACCTGCAAACTCACCAGATATATTACCTATCCATCTAAGGGGAAGGGTCTTAGTTCTTTGTATCTTTGTGGAATGATTTATCATCTTTAGGTACCCAGACTTTCTTTCCATTTTTCCATACAGGCCAATAACCAAGGCTACGCCAGTCCATTTGAGTTATCTTAGGCTCTTTCATCGCTCTCCCATATAACTAGACACTTAGTACATTGTATACCTAGTTCACGCATATACCATGTGTGCTCACACTCTGTATCATCTAAAAGTTTTGCTTTCCATCCAGAAGGAGGAGGCCAACTCACTCCAAGAGATGCAAGGGAAGCCTTAGTCCATCCACCTTTAGGAGTCTTTAATGATTCTATCTTTGCTTCCATCTCTTGCCTTGTCACTAGTATCCACCAAGACATTCATTGCGTGTGTGAAATAATCTAATCTTTGTCAATATTTTGCGGGATGGAGCAGAAAGATCATCCTTACAAGTTAAACATTTATAAGACCATTCTCCAGTAAACCAGTCATGGACATAGCCCTTAGCGTTGGCATATTTCTTTGATATAAAAGTTTGAAATGGATCAGGTATTTCAAGGTTTTTTAGCATATGCACACCAAATCCTGTTATCTGTCATGGTTTGATGAAGTTCCCAAAATAGTGGATCTTTAAGGCTCATCTCACACTTTAGACATTCTTGAGGTTTCATTCTTCTCTCTTCCAATGCAGATAAGATTTAATGTAGACTGCTGCATATGCAAGGGCACTAAAAATAAAACCATATTGATCTGTATGAATAGCATAGGCTATCCAAAGACATTCATTAAATAGTAAGACAAACCATCCCCATATGGTTTTACGACCAACAAAGAAGATGCCTGTTACACCAATAACTGCTAATATCCATGACCACATTTTATTTACTCAAAATCTAACTGGTTTTCAAACATGCTTGTTATGTAGTTGCTTTGTCCTCTTGCAACCTTTGCAGCAAGCATACGCATACCAACTGCATTTAGTTGAGCATTTTCTTCACCAAGAGGTATTGCTTCAATAGCCCTTGCAATTTCTTCTCGCAATAACATATCATCTAGGCTCATAGTTTACCAACTAAAATAGCAGCCATTTTTAGACCACGGACCAGACCATCATGATAGTCCTGATTTTTAATAACCTTAGTAGTGTCCCAAATGCGATAGGATTCTTTGTTTAGTAGTTCGGAAATTTCTTGGCTTGTCATAATTCCATTATACAGTTCGGCGGATAGTTTGTCAAGTTCGGCGCAAAATAGAGTAGCAAACCTTCCCCTGAGTCTAACGACTCACCCTTGGTTAACAGACTTCAACTTGCTCAAATAGTATTTATACTCTGAGACAAGCCTACTCTTTTTACTTGAATTACATCTCCTACAGAGAGGCTGTAGATTTCCAATTGAGTGGTTTCCCGACCTAGATATGGGAATAATATGATCCATCGTAATCTTTTCTGTGGCACCGCAAAAAGCACAGGGAGAGTTATATAGCCTTTTGTATTCTTTATCTAATATTTTATAGGTTCTAGCATCTTTGGCTATCCTACGTTTAATATGAGAGTTTGCTACATGAAGGGTAAATCTTTCACGGTTTGCTTGATTCCAAGCCTTAGCCGTAGCCACACGCCTTGCACTATTTTCTTGACGATAGATAGCCTTTTTAAGCATATAGGCTTGATCTTGCTTTTGTTGTACCCAACGACTTTTATTTTTCTTTTGCCATTGAATCTTATACTTCTCTGGATTAGCCTTTGCCCAAGCCTTAGCATACTCTTTGGCACAGGGCTTGCACTTTGCAGAGTTCTTGTAGAAATTGTCTACAGAAGACTCTATAAGACATTTACGACAAACCTTTGTATCCATACACTAAGTCTATCAATTTTTGAACGGCATGTCAAGCAAAGAAGTTTTTATTAATATCCTTATAATGCTCAAGGTTAGCAGGGACATCATCTTCGTAATAGATGGCTTCAACGGGACACACAGGCTCGCAAGCACCACAGTCAACGCAATCATTTGGATCAATATAAAGCATATTTTTACCAACTTTAATACAGTCTACTGGACATTCCTCAATACAGGACTTATCCATCACATCCATGCATGCTTCTGTAATTACATACGTCATGTTATTATTATAGCAAATTTGAAACGGTATATCAACAGTGTTCCTTACACACAGGCATAGGGATATTCTCTACAGTATCAAAGCAATGTCTGGGTTTAGAACATATATAACATAGGCTCCAGAGTTCTTTATTATTTAATCTTACTTTCTGAAAATATTGTTGTTGCAAATCCTGTTTTTCCTTTTTGGATGGCATAGCCTTAGTATAGCCTATAATGTATGCATGGAGCAAGCAGTCTTATATTTATTATACAGTCCAACACACAGGGCTATTAAGATAGGCATATCAGATATCTCAGGTAAAAGGTTTGCAAGCCACAGACAGCATGGTTGGATCTTAATTAAGTATTGGCATTTTTTTGAACGGTATAAGGCAAAAGAAGTAGAAACTATAGTACTAAGAACACTAAGGGATAGATACGGATACTATCTAACTAAAGAGCAAATGCCTCATGGGGGATATACGGAGACATTTGATGCAAGTAAAGTAACCAGGAGAATGTTGATCCGTATGGTTAATAAGGCGATTAAAGAGGTTTGACTGGTTTATCCAGACATACGGATTTGTTGAAGATAGGCCATGTAGTTTAAGAATAGGAATATGCCTAGCATGATGATCAGAAAAGGTTTCATTTAAAGTCTTCCTCAAGGTTTACTGGTTGGCTATCATCATCCATAGCCCCACAAACAGTACATGTTACCTGACCATCAAGGTCTAGTTCATAGTCACAGCCATACTTTGTACAGGTCATACATCAAGGATATCACACAGTTATCCACATGTCAATACCGTGAAAATGTTAGTTATCCACAGGTTTATCCACAATTAAATGTTACTGATATTTTTTAGATTTATCTTAGAGTGGAGGAAAGTGGAGGATAGTGGGTTATTGAGCATTTATAAGAGGGGGCTCGTAATGTCACAGCGGCCAAACCTCACATCCCCAAACCTTACATATCAAACCTTTGCCTGGATTATACTCCCAAACCTCTATATTGTCAAGTATATTTGATAACAATTTGATAACAAAACCCTATATAAAACCTGTGGAAAATGTGAGAAAAATGTAGAAAACCTTACATAAAAATCTATAAAGGTTTGATAATATTCTAGAATCCAGGGAAAAATATATGTCCTTCGTAATGTCTTTTATACTGTGGGGTTTGGTATATCTTCTGATCCCCCGCTGCAGAATGTCTGATAGTATTATGAATCATTGCAGGGCGGGGGATAAATAAGAGAGTTCGTAATACCCCTATAGGAATAACAAACCATACATTCTGGCTTTTGGATATAGAGGTTTGATATATAAAGGTTTGACATGTAAGGTTTGATATGCTAGAATCCTGCAAAATTTTTAGATCGTTCGTAATGTCTAGAATCCTGGGAAAAATATCTTCGATTCGTAATAAGGTTTGATGGTTGAAAGGTTTGTCGAAAAATCTCAGTCTTCGGCAGCAGCCATTTCTAAAACCTCATCAAGGGTCATGCCTTCAATAATGTCATCTTCAGTTAGTTTAATAGACTTAAGAAACATTTCAAATGTATCAGCAATGTATCTGCGTCCATCATCTGAAACCTCTACAACTAATCCCTGGGCAGTTAGATATGCTAATGGTAAACCAAGATCGTTAAACTCTATGAATGCCCTGAAATCTTTTTCTTCTTTATAGCCTTCATATAACTCCCCCAGGATTACACACTGGGTTGCAAAGTCTGTCATACCTGTGCCTTGAAAAAGTCAGCAGGTGAGTCATACATTGTCTCAGGGTCAATCTCTCTAATGTCACAAAGAGTACGCCAAACCAATTCTAACTGTGACTTGCCCATGTCTGTAGGCTCTGCCCAACTACCAGCAACAAAGTCTGCAAGACCTAGCCCGTCCTCAAAGTCTACCCAAAACTCTGAAGGTAGATACTCTACATTTTCTAACTCTAATGCGTCTGTATTAATCTGTGAAAGGATAATAGCAATCTTACCAAAGTCCACTTCTCCACCGCTCTCTCTGTAGGTTAGGGTCTAAGATACCCTCTTTCTCATACTGGGCACTCTCAATCATAGCAATTAATCTATTGTATGTCAAGTGTGGCAATACCCTTGCCAACATAATTCCTGTCTGGTCAAGGTCTAAGTTCAGGTCTTCTATGATAGTTTTAATTCTCATGGCAACACGCTCTTCTGGCGTTATACCCTTACTAATCCTAAAAGTCATTTAGTCCCCTTCTATCCATTATACCAAAAAGAAAGGTGGAGGGCAACCCACCACAGTTCGCCCCCCACCGTAAGTGCGAGAGTGACCCTACTCCCCCACTAGCGCAGCGACAGGCTTATACGCCTGTACAAATAGGTCCCAATCAGCCTTAACGTTGCCGTCAATAACTACTTCCTGAATAATGTCAACAATAACGGTTTGATCACCTAGGTCAGACGATGTATCATTAATAGCATAAATGCCAAAACCTGTTGACTCTAGAATACTATCTTGCATAAGATAACTAATAACCATACGTGTTAGGTATGACTCATCGCCCCAACGTGGCCGTGCATGGTCTAACGCCATTGCTAGGTCCCGCTGCCATTCATCCTGACCCCAGTGACTGTATAGCACTACTGCAGGCTTGTCTTCACGGTCTTTAAATACAAAATTAATACGTGCTCCCATTATTCGTCTACCTTCCAAGATACAATTGATAATTGGTTTAATACTTCATTGCAGAGGTCTTTCTCATTATCTGATTCAGCCTCATATGTAAAATTCATAAAGTGGCCAGTGGGTTCAAAGATTACTTCAACTTCATAGTTAGGCATTTTGGGTCTCCAGTCCTGTAAGTTTCATTTCTTCAAGGGTAGCACAGTTAGGGCATTTTTCCAAATCAACTTCTTGAAATGCATCTCTAATAATATTATCAGGGTCCTCTAACTCTGAATCACAGTTCTCGCAGTAATACCAAGGTACCCCAACTTGAATCTGAATGGTCGTGTCAGGTGGACAAGGCACCTCAGTAATAAAATATCCTATGCGGTTAACAAATCCCCAACCGCTCCAGATGTACATGCCACCGTCGTCTCCGTCACCAAACATCCATATCTTATCAGTGTCCTGTGACTTAACGAATTCTACTTCAGGGCCATAGGTCTCAAACATGTGGCCATCAAATGAAGAGGTAACCTCAATGTGATTCTTAATAGGTTTATAAGTGTCAAACCATTCCTCTTCTGTCAATTCAATGAAGCGTTCGTTATTCATCTGATTCATCCAATGCTACAGATGAAATATATTCCTTATCATAAACAAGGTGGTAGGCTGCTGACAAACCTTCTACAAAGCCATCAGCATATGTGCGTTCCATAGATAGCATTGCGTCTGAGTAGCCGCCATCTTCTTCTTCCTTTGCAATGCCAAGGAAATCAAAGGTTGCCTTGTCAATCATCTGTTCTAACATTTCTTGCGGGGTCATTGCTTCTCCTCTATGTGTTTGCGGTCTATAGATAAATTATAGGTCATGACATATGTATTTGTCAAGGCCTGTAGGTACCCTTCCAAAAATCTATCGTCATTGTCTCCGTCCATGACTTCTTCTGTCTCCAGCATTTCAACCTTTAGGTAGCCGTGGATAACATCAATTAATGGGATAGTCACATCTTCAAGTGACTTCACTAAATATTCGGGTATGAAAGGATACTTATCGCTCATCCATTACTCCTAGTATATGTAGTACGGTATCAATCTCTGCTTCTTTAATCTTATAGAAATGATGTCCATTTACATAGTCAATCTTCTCTAGGTCTTGTTGAAGGCTAATCAGGTGAATTTTTAAGTACTCTCGTAAAATGTTTAGGTCCATTGGGATGACTCTCTTAGGGCAGGGTCAAAGACTTCACAATAACATCCATGGCATAACATAAAGTTATCTGCTTCATCAACATTAAGTTTATTTTTGCAGACTGTGCAGTCGTAATCAGTAAAGGTGGCAAATCGGGTATATATAATGTTGTTCATAATACTAAGTATACGGGTTGGTGTTGATTTTTACAAGTTGTGGGGGTGTGACTTCAATCACAGGTTCAAAGAGGGGAGCATTGCCGTCTGATACCCCAATATTAATTACATTAACAGATCCACAGGTGCAAAGAGGTTGAAAACATTCAGACCTATCTTTCAGGGTAGTTATCTCAATCAATGCATCACAGTCAGTACATAGATAATCATACTTAGTCCAGTTCCACATTAGTCAAAGTACCCTTCTGACCATAGGCCATCAAAGAAAGACATAGCCTTCTCCAGGCCATCTGTGATTTCATCAGAGAGTCTACCTGATTTGATAGCGTCTTCCATTGCATCTGTCATTACTGCAATATCTGTTTCAGTATAACCTAACATTGTTATCCCCAGTATTCTAAGATAGTTTGCATGGTGGTATGTATTACGCAGTCACAGTCTCCACCCATGTTATCCATGAATTCAAGATGTGAGTAGTTGTCATTGTAGATTTCATCTACGAGTTCGCCTATGGTGTATGGTTTTGTAGTGGTAGTCATATACTAATTGTAGCCGAAATCGTGGAAAAATGCAACTTGTTACGTAATCGTAAAGTGTGTTTTATATCACAATTTCGAAAATTTCTTGCGATCTGTACGGGACTTGAACCCGTGACCTCCACCGTGACAGGGTGGCGAACTAACCAACTATTCTAACAGACCATGCAAGCAGTTTTAAATCATGCTTAGGATTTTTTTTATTTATGCAATCTGCATTGTGCTTTGCACAATTTTTAGCAAACGATTTTTCTCTGCGTTAATTGCAGGGTCAAATCCTGATGCTGATGCAAGGATAGATTCGTTAGAACCACCACGAGCAGAGCGGTACCAATCAAGGCGTTCTGTTAATGCATTGAAAGCACCCCACGCATTACCAGCAATCATTCCATTGTACTCGCCTGTATAAATGTCGTTGATAACATCTACCTTGTTTTCCCATTTCTTGAAAGCACCCTTAGAATCTTTTTCTGGCTTAGGGTATGCAGCAAGAATGATGTCGTTGAATTGCTTAGCATTGACTTCTTTTTCAATCATAGCCTTTGCCATGATGTCAAATGAATCCATGTACTTATGTGCAAGACCAAGAGTCTCACGAGCAACGGCAACCTTGCCACTTGCGGTCTGTGTGTGACGAATCTTGAATGATTGCTTAACACCATTCTTTTTCTTGATTGAACCAAGAGCAAGATTGAGAGTATTAGCGCACACAACACGAACAGGTGTGATGCTTGCTTGAATAGCGATTGAGCCATCGTGTGATGTGTTGATAAGTAAATAAGTTTTAACCTTATCTGCAACACCATTAGGGTCTAGGATTGTTTCACGTTCCAATGCTAACGCACCGAACACAACACGTCCACCCTTGATTGAGCCAGCAGTTTCCCAACGTCCTCCACCGTCTAGAATGTTATCACCGAATGAGAATAAATCTTCATTCTGCATTACATGATAACGCTCACCAACGACACCAAGAATGTCTGTCTGTGTTGAATCTGTAGGATTGGTACGCAATACGTACTGATAGTTTTTGTCACTTACTAAGTGTGATGGGGTTTCCAAATCTTCAAGACGAACATTCCAGTTAGATAGACTTGCTAGGTCTAACATTTCTTTTGTGGTTTTTTCTTCTGTGAATACGGTACCCAATCCATGCCAAGCAGGCTCACGGAAAGATGCGAATGATGCTTTTCCGTTTTGCGTTTCTAGTTCATGTGCCATGAGTTTTTCTTCTTTCTTTTTGTAGTTAATCTAAGTGTAGCAGGATAGTCTGACAAATGCAAATCGGTATAGTTAGACATGGGGCAAATCGGACATTCTTAAAGTGTGTTCTTAAACACATGTGATCCAGGTCACACGGGTCGAAAATTTTATGGCAAAAAAAATAAGCAGTTTACGTGGCCATGCTTAGGGCCCTTATCTAGTTTAAAGACATGCGATATGTCTATTAGTAGCCCCCTACTAAATATCTATTCTATCAACACTGGCGTTTAACCAAGAAATATTTTCATCACTATATTGAACGGTATCAAAATCAATATCGTGAATTAAATTCTGTGCACTTTCTTCATCTCGTGCATTAACGGTAATTGAATAAAGAACTGTAACTTCCAATTCAAATTCTTTTGTTAATTCAAAGCCACATATGTCAGCAATTTCTGTAGCAACGCTTTCATCAATGGTGTCATTGTCCATTGCTTCTAGGGTCCACTCTTGCATGTCATTGCGAATTCTTTCTAGTTTTGCTCTTGTGTCAAAGTCACGTTGGGTTACTCGCTGACTGTGCTCTTCTAGCGCTACGATGCGAGCATCCTTTTGCTGAATTTGATTCTTAAGAAAGTCTTCTGTTGCGTTTATAACTGTTGGGTACGATGTTTCCATTTGGTCCATAAGGGGCCTCTTTCTGTAGTTGGTATATTTAATTGTACTAGGTACCACTGACAATTGTCAAGGACCCTTGCGGGGAGCCTTTTTGGATCATGCTCAGGATGTCTGCTTCTTTAGGTCTGCAGGAACCTTGCTCTATAGTATTTATGTTATCGCCCTAATCAGCCTGGCGAACATCATCTCAGGCATACCTACGCATCATGGCATAGGGCTTAGCAGAGATGAAGTTTGAGGGAGGTTTTTACGCCTCCCCCAAATTATTTAGAGATAACGAGCAATAGCATTGTAAGTGCTGGTGCTTACTGTTTCCTCATCTGTCATCTTTAGAATACGAATAGCGTTAGAGATTTCCTCTTTCTGCTCATTGTATGAGTGTTGATGTAGTGATACATAGTCCTTCTCAGGCTCTTTAGGCAAATCTTTTTCTGCTACTGTCAAGTCAAAGTCAATGTTAAGATTGTTTGACCATGAGCGATAGTTAGTACGGAAGTTTTCTGCCTTCTTGATGTTTGCTACGGCAAAGTCAATAAGTTCTTTCTGCCATGCTTTACGAGCCTTCTCATACTTAGCCTCGTTTGCTTCTTGTGAAGTCCAATCAAGTTCTAACTTAGCAAGTGATTGTTCTAGTGCCTTGATTACCTTTGGTGTTGCTATCTTTACTGAGATTGCTTTTTGTCTTGCCATCTGTTTATCTCTTTTCTTTGGTGGTTGATTTTTTTAGGGGGTGTGTTGAGCAGTTTTACTTCATGCTCAGGAATAAGTAATTAGATTACTTAGCCGTCCAAGTTGTGTAACGAGTCTTGCCTTCTACATCTAGGGCTACTCGTACATTACCATTAGCCTGTGGTGTAATCTCCTTGATTACTCCTGTGACCTTTGACTTCTGTGTTGTGTATGTGTCGCCTACCTTGTATGTTGCTGTTGCTACTGACATTGTGTTTCTCCTTTTTAGTTTGTTGTATGTATTAAGTATAACATTTCCTACTGACATTTTCCAAATCCCTTTCCTAGATTTCTCACTATTTGAGACGCTTGCGGGTGTGATTTATGTCACAATGGGCTATTTGCCCCCTGCTATGATTAGCATGGTTATTAAGCCTATTACTAATACGATTAAGATTTCCATTTATTCTCATTTCTTTGAGGCAGAAAAAACTATGTCTGCTTTAGAGTATACACACAATGAGCAAGAAACGCAAGCCGAGCCCTTTGTGCTGATTAGTGGTATCTGTTTATTATTCTCAGGACACTTAGCGGCTGGCTTGCCCATAAGTGCTTTCATGTCTGCTTGCCCTATTAAGAAATTCTTAGCAAGGTATGCAAGACGTATTCCATGATCTGTTTTTAATTCCACACCTGTATCTTTATTCTCGCTATCTGTGGAATAGTATAGTGAGAGATTTTCAATACCCTTAAGCATAAGGGCTGCAGATTTTACACGGGTATAAACCCAGAACTGTATGTCTGTATTATTAAGGATGATAGTCTTCCATGCCTGTGTGTAGGTATCATTGAAGAAGTCGCCGTCCCAGTGGATACGGAATAGTTTAGGGGCATTGCGCTTGTTGCAGTCAATAATAAATTCATCTATCATTTCACTTAGCAACACCTGCATGGTGTCAAGGTCTGCGTCCTTTAGTAATTCCCAGTTATGTAATAAGTTTTTCTTTACTGTTGGGAATACCTTTTCCAATTTGCCTGCATAGCAAACACTCTCACAGACAGACGTTGCGCCAGGACATGAATAAGCCTTTCCTGCTGGTAATCCGAATGTGTTAGCAATTGTTGGGGTCTTTCCATTTGGTGAGACGGCATTAGTTACTTTCCTATCTTTGCTTCTTAGCAATTTAGTCATTGGGGGTCTCGCTTTCTTTTTTTAATTCTAGCATAAGGGACTGACATTTCTTTTTCCTAGAATAGTTTTTCTTAGAGGGCACGGCAGAGGCAGCGTTAGACCTACGTAATTCCATTAGTCTACGTAATTCCTCTTTGGTTTTCTTCATAAATTAATCTTACCAAAAATGTGGGAAAATGTCAAATCTTACGTAAACCGACACGCCCGAGTGCGGGGGTCGAAATTTTTATGCGGGGAAGTGCATAAAAACTTTATTCGTCACTATCTACATACACGTAGAGAGAAACAAATTCATCATGCTGGAATTGCACAATGTTCTTTTCACCAAACTCATCTTTATAAGCAACAAGATAAATGTTACCCGATGAATCAGATTGAATTCCAAGTACCTCAACAACCTCATCTTCAACCATAATTAAGTCTTCAATCATTAATTGATCTGGTGTAAGGTTATCTGCAAATTTTAATTCCATGCTAGTTATTGTAACAGTCATTTTAACGTCCTCCCGCTGTAACGATAATTGATAGTAAAAGAAAGCCAAAGAATATTAGCCATGCATCCATTATTCTAGCCCCAATCCTAACTCAAATCCTTCATCTTCATTGTAGTATTCAATGTTTTCAGGTAGCCATGCGTGTAGGTGGTGTTGCTCAATAATAGCCCATACAGGTGCAGCCGTGTTGCCCTTGTACAAAATACCCTCTGGCATCTCAACGGTTTCATCCCATAAATCTTCATTAGCAAAGTCAAGAGCCTGTATGCATACTGGCACCATGCTAAGAGGTACTGGTGGATAGTGATTACCCTGTAAGTGATAACCAATAGCCTGTTCAAGTGTTATGTCAATGTTTTCTGCTAAGTCCATCGCTGTATTGTTTCCCATTATTTTGTTACGACCAATCCTGTAGTGTAGAAAGTTTTTGTGTGCATCTTGCCTGAAGGTTCAGACAAGTTTATTGTTGCGTATTCTTTAGCATCTCCACTATCAACAAACTGTTGGAAAGTTTCAACGGCAGATAAAGCATCACTATAACGCCCAACCCAATTAGGGATAGGGGCAGAGTCATAGGTAGCGGTGACAGAGTATAGGTAATCCATTATGCATTCTCCAATGTGTATTCATTCATTTCATTCTCAGCATACCACTCAATGTAGTAATTTTCTAATTCTTGACCTTTAGCGCAAGTGCAGAATTCTGTATCGTATTCCTCGCTACTATTGCCAAAGAATAATACGCCTTCATCATAGCACTCAAAGCAAGTACCAATTTCATCAAATAAATTTCCCATTATTTATTCTCCCGTCTTTACTGCGACAACCGCATAAAAATCTTTACCCCATGATTTAATGCTATCTCCGTGTTGAGGTCTAACACGAACACGATAGGCTTGGTATTCATTTCCATACCATGCGTCATGACTTTCTGCATCTTGGATAATTCCTTCAATCTTACGATTACGGGAACGATAGTGTTTTCCTACTAGTAGGTTATCTATTGTATAAGTTAGTGCTGACATTTAAGTCCGCCTTTCGTTAGTTTAATTACTTTATTACTCTGTAATCCTATCATTTATGGCTGACATTTATCAACCTACCAGCCAGTAATTCCAAATAGTGAGACGCTCAAGCCATGTGATAAACCTCACAAAATACTGGGCCTGTGGATAACTTACGTAAACTGTGGACGACACGCCCGAACGGGTCGAAAATTCTTGAGCAGTTTTCAATCATGCTCAGGATTTTATTTTATTTGTTGCGTTCATCTCGCAATGCGATTTGCAATCTACGAATTTCTTTATGTTGCTCAACATTTTGTTTCCAAAATACAAGCATCATTGAAAGAGATCCACCAAGGGCAATTACAATTGCAATGAGTGTTCCAGTATCTAAAATCATGCTAACTCGCTTTCTTTATGGCAAGCATTGAAAAACTTTACATGGTCAAATCTTTCGTTATCACTTTCAAACATTAAAGAAAACTCGTCCACCAAATCTTCAAAAAGTAATTGGTCGCCAATTAAATCTTTGAATCCGTGTAGGATTTCAGCAGTTGCTACATAGTCCTTGCGTGTCATCATTATTCTGCCACCTTAAGAATTGCATAAGTGCCACGCTCATTTATTTCATCAAGGTGAGGTTGAATCATCGGAGCCAATAATTCTTTTAGCATTTCTTCAAGCATTTGAGTACGCATTGACTCTGAAAGTCTAAGTAGTTGCATTCCTACTGGATGAGTTTCATCTACCTCTGTTACGAAGTGAAGTGAGTGAGGGATTTTTACCATTATAGTGAAGCCTTTCCACGAAGTGTACCGCTAATACCAAGAGAGTCGCAAGCGACTTTAACAGATACGCCAACAGGTAGAGTGTTAGGATAAGTGTTGATGAATTGAGCAACCTGACCTTTAGAGGAGAGGTTGATTTTTTTAGTAGAACCTGAAAAGGTTTCTAGTGTTACAGTGTAAGTCATTTATTGACTTCCTTTCGTTAAGTTGATAAGACTATCCTATCATGGGGGGCTGACATTTTAGGGCATTTATTCGCTAGGCTCACTGTGATACTGGTCACATTTATTTGCTAGGCTCACTGCCTTATTAGTCATTATTTAATTGTTATACTAGAATAGTACCATGAAAATGTCAGAAAGTCAAGTCCTGCAACGGCGTGTCGTGTGTGAGATACACCACATTTACCCTGTGTATAACCCTGTGGATAACTTTTGTCGAAAATTTTGACGGGCTAAATAAATAACCCGCCAAGATCTAATTTACAAAGAGTAAAGAAAACCAAATACAATCATAGCAATTAGAATAACTAACAATTTATTTCTCCTCAATCTCATCTAGCAAATCCCATAACACTGGCTCTAGTGTTAGTGCTACTGCATCTAATTTATCTTGTAGTGTTGTCATTACTTAGCCTCCTTGTATAGGTAGTCCCATGCCTTGCGACACATCAGGATAGATTTACAGTTATCACAACACACAATGTTATCGTTTAACTCTAAGTCATAGATGTCAATAGATGTAGTAGCGTTACCACATACTGACTTTACATTTACATAGTGACTCATAGAGACACCTTCCAATCTGACCACTCAGGTAGTCGTTCAGGGTCACCATCATAGTAGTAACGCTCAATGTTATTTTCACACATCTCACAGAATGTGAATTGTGTATCTGCTACATCAGAGATAGCAGGTTTATTAGGTGTATGCTCTTTGCATACATTGTTTATTGTTAGTGTAGTCATTACTTGACCACCTTTCCTAGTAGATTGTGTTCGGTATAGTTACCGCCACACATTGTGCAGAGTGACCAAGCGGTTACTCTACCGCAACCTGCTGAGCAAGTTACATAGCCAAGACGCTTAGCGTCACTTTCATTAGTGTAGTCATTTACACTTTCCCAAATACGATTTGTCATTTTCTGACCTTTCTAAGTTTGATAACCTTTATCAACTTTCCTTATACTAGTAAGTATAACAGGGGGGTGTGACAAATTGAGGGGTACAAAACGGACATAGCGGACAAAAGGGATTGTGATACAGGTCATGTGGATAACTTGAGCGTGAAATAGGGGTGTGATGTACGTCATGTGGATAACTTTTTTTCGAGGCGTGTGAGGCACATCACATACAAGATACGGCGTGTCGTCTTGACTTTTTGACATTTCTTTGCTATACTTCTAGTATAAGAAAATTAAATAGTGTTAAAAAAGTCAATGAGCCTACCAAATAAGGCGAACAAGTGTTCGCATGAGCGTAGCAAATAAGTGACACACATCACACAACGCCTACGGCGTGTCGCCTTGAGTTTTCAGGGTATGTATGATACCCTTACAGGTATAAGATTAAATAACTAAAGAAAGGTAGCCTATACAATGGATACACTAAACAGAATAAAGGCAGAGCAAGACCTTGCTCGCCACGAAGCACATGAGAAGGCTATGCTAAAGTCTCCATGGATACGAGAGAGCGTAGAGGCTTATCGTTCTGCTGATGAAGCACAAATCGCTACTGTGGAAGAAATCCGCAAGAAGTGGTATGGTTTCTAAATGATAACACTATCATGTCGCCTATGCGATAGCAAGATGTCAAGTGAAGCCTTTGCCAGTGATGACATTATCACTTGCCCTAAGTGTTGGGATAAGTAAATGAATGGAATGTATGCACACACATGCGAGACCTGCGGTGATACAGGTATCATTATTTTTAGTGAGAATGAGACCCGCATAGACCCTTGCAAGTGCTAGAATAATTAGGTCGCACTAGGTGTATGATCTACCCTAGTGTGCTCACTAATTTATTCACATTTTTTACACAAAAACATGTATCATACACTTATACAAAATATTCAGATTTTGGGTAAACTCAATTTTTATAATTTTTCAGATTTTGACGGGATATGATACAATAATTACATGGCTATACTAAACAACCTAGATAACAACAAGCCACTATTTGAGAGCGAATCATCTTCTCTGGCTATAAAGGTTTTTTCAGAAACTTGTTGCAATGGATGTTTTTGTAAATCTGAATCAGACCATATAAAAGAGTAACAATTTGTTATATATTGGGGGAATAAATGATTAATCAAGGAAATGACGTTCCTGAGAAAACTATTGCACTTTTTAGATTTGAAGAGTTTACAAACCTTAACATGGAAGATATTATTAAAAAACCAAATAAAAAAAGAGACTGGGCACCTTGGTTTGTATATAACTGTCTTCCATTTATGGTTGCAAATGAATACGGATTTAACATTGTATTAAATTGTGATATTAACTTTATTTGGAACGGTGGGGATAAAAAAGAAGATCTTCAAATTACGTACATAGAAAACAAAGAAACAAAGGGAAAAATATCTCCAGAAGTAACATCTGATTTCGGTCATGGAATAATAACAATAGCAACACCATTTGTCCTAAGAACTCCTCCTGGAATAAACCTTATGACAATAAGCCCACCAAATGAAATTTTAAAAAATTTAACGGTATTGACAGGCAGTGTTGAATCTGACAATATAAGGATGCCTTTTACCCTTAACTTAAGAGTTCAAGAACCAAATGTGCTAACACATATTCCTGCTGGAACACCTTTAAGTACGATAATTCCAATTCCTAGATACTTTGCTGATGGATTTACAATAAAAGATGCTGATGATTTATTTGAAGACTCTGTAGTTGTTGAAGAAGTAAATGCATTATATGATCATCAGTTTAGAAGAGGGGTTCAAAAAGAATCTGAACAAGAAGGAAAAGCCCTATTTGATAGATTATATCTTAAAGGGCGAGATATCTACAATAATATTTTTCCAAATCATCAAAGATAGTTGTGATAAATAAAAAGACTATCTTTTGAACTACCATTTACCTATTGGACATTTAGCATTTTGTAACATTGACTTAGCAGCCATAAAACATCCACACTTCTTACATGTTTGAGTTTTTGGTCTAAAGAAATCACAGCCTTTGCATATTTCTAATCTGGCTGCTGCTACTTCCTCTGGCGATCTGGGAGACCCATTAAATAAATCCCAAGGCTTAACATCATCTGACATAGAAGTTATTCAAATGCCTTAAAAACTATATTTGCAATGTTCTTAGCATTTTCTGCAGTACGCTTTCTTGACAAAATAACATTTGCATGTTTTTCATCTTCGTCCAAGTCAGTTTCCTTGAGGCTATTTAAAAAATCTTCTGAAAGATAGTTAAATATTTTTTCCTCTAGCAGTTCTTGTGTAGTTGTAATTTCCATAGTTATATCCCTCTTTTGGTTAAATCTATTATAGCAGAACATAGATATGCTATACATTTCTTGTACATATTAGGCATGAAATGCCTTACGTTGTTCATACTATGTTTTATTCTTCTATTTTCGGCTTGACTTAAATCCCGCCGAATTTAGTATATATATTTTTTTTTGCGTTGCTTTCTTACCCAAAAAAATTTTTTAATTTTATTAATTATTTTATGCATATTTTTTATCCCATTCTTCTTTAAATCTATTAGCCAGCGAATAGTGTATTCCAACACCAAAATGAAATAGATCCCTTGCTCTATACCAATATTTATTATTTTTTAATTCTTTTGGTGCTTTGCCAATAAAATCAAAGTCAACATGGTTTGGACCCATATCTAAATAATTTGAGAATAAATGTGAAAATTTATTTATATCTTCACTAGTTTCATGATCCCAACTTCCCCAAATTAGTGGTATTTGTAGATTATTACAGTATAACTCTAAAGAAGTAATTTGTGTATATAGATTTAATCTGTAATAATCTTTATTTAGGTTTAAATCTGTTAATGTTGTTATATATTTACCATTTTCAGCATCAAGAAAATAATTTATATCATATTGAAATACTGTAGATCTAGAATATGGAGGTAGTAGTATAAAAATTCCTAACGGATTTCCAAATTCTTTTATATATTCAAAAACATTAGAAATTGACATTTGTATATTATTTGCATTAATTGCAACATTAAAAAAATTTTCTTTATTAAACATTTTATTTACTTGATAGGCCCATGTTGAGTTATATGGAAGTCCCGTACCAGATGTATTTGAACATCCAGAAAATAAAAAATTATTTTTAGAAAGTTCTTTTGAAAAATTATCAGACCTTAGTCCATAATTATTTAATTCGTATGATATTAGTTTGTCTGGTATATTTTTTTTTGTTTTTTGATTATGACTAACACAGGTAAGATTTTTATGGTCACAGTCTGGACAAAGGATTTCAAATTTTGAAAATGGCTCAATATTTTGATAACTTTGTGTTGATTGTCTTATTATCGATCCATTATATTTGCCAAATATAGGGTGATTTTGCATATAAACATTCTATCATAAAACTAAAGAATATGCAATTTAGTCTTAAATAATGATATAATAATCTCACTATGACAGCAACCGATTGGGCTCAATTTATTCTTGCTTTGCTTTCAATCGGCGCAATTATAATTGGTGCAATTCGCTGGTACATAAAGATTCAAGTTAAACCTATTGCCGAAGCCGTAGAGGATATCAGAAAAGAAACTAAGACAAACGGCGGAACCTCAATGCGTGATGAAATTAAGTATATTAAACTTGAGCAAGAAAATGCTAGAGATAAAAGAAAAGCAACTAGTGATAAACTTGATCGTATGTACGATATTCTTTTAGAGTATGTTTCTAAGAATTCTAAATAACTACTATATATAAACTATCTTTAAAAGACTTAACTATAGTATATTCTTTCTTATATATATTTAAGTATACACCAAAAGTTCTTTGTTTTAACTATTAATACCCTGGCTGATTATAACTCTTTTGTAACAATTCAAGTATATAACTTTTTGTTATACCTTTATGTGTACTGGTATAAATTAATGTTATAATGTGAGGGCTGGCACTCTAAGTTCTACCCCCACCCCACTGCGCTTAGAGTGTCCAGTTACGAATTATGGTATAATCTAATATTATGTGTACTCCTACAATTGAAAAACTTGGTGCAACACCAGCCAACATCCAATGGAACGTTGTTCGTGGGGATACGGCAACTCTTAAGGTAGAGTTTTTTGAAGATGATGAAACCACCCCGTATGAGACTACCGCTTGGACATTTATAGCAACCTCATATGATCCAGTATCAGATGCTCTGGACTTACTAACGGTAGAGTCCTATGAAGATGGTGTTATTTATATTATTGCAAAAGCAAACATTACAAAGAACTGGGGACTTGGGAAATACAAGCCAGTTGTTGCAGAGTTAAGGTTTGACCTACAGGCTACACTGCCTGGAGATGGAGTATCAGGCGGTGGCGGAGATGAAGTTACCAAGTGGACACCAGTTGTTGGAACAATTTGTGTAATAGGCGATGTAAGCGGTACCCTATGATAGTTACAGTAACTCCAGCCCAAGTAAATATTCCTCCTGTAATTAAAGTTGGAAATAAGGTTTACAGAACACAGTCAAAGTAGTACGTGGCTTATGGCAAAGAGCATGGAATCGCCTCAACCCTTAAGGAAAAAAAATTATTTAGATGCTGTTCAATCTTCAACCCCACAAGAATTAGATAAACAATATATTGCAGTTCCTGGTCTTCAAGGAGAAACTGGATTACAAGGACCTAAAGGCGATAAGGGTGACAAGGGTGATATAGGGCCTCAAGGACTACAGGGAGAGCGTGGTAGGACTGGAGCACAGGGAGAGCGTGGCGAGCCTGGAAAAGGCGGAGAAGGCTATGATTCAATTTCAGGACAATATCCAGGTTGGGCATATTATAAAAATGGGTCAGATAAACTTAACATTTTAGGTCCAGAAAGAGGAGATGACGGTTGGGTATCTCTTAATTTTTATCCAAACCTTGAATCTTCAAACCAAGAATATATTATGAAAAATAGTAATCAACTTTGGCTATCAGAGACCAATATGTTTAATTTTAAATCATTAAAACTAGGGGCTAAAGTTGATATAAGGTATGATTTTACAATAGCCACTGAATCAAACTATACAGAGTTATGGCTTAGAACTTTTAATGAAAAATATTTAAACTCTCCTACATCGTACGTTGCAAACCTTAAATACCAGTATTCTTATGACATGTCATTTTTTCAAACAGTATATATTGATGACCAAAGAATTAAAGGATATGGAGCAAGACCACAGGCAAGAACAGATTCAGAAAGTACTTTATTGCTAAAGGGCATCTATATCTCAGTTTGTTAATGGTATAATAAACTTAGGAGGAACAATGGCATTTCCAGGCACATATAATTTTAGTTACTACCGTGGTGATACGTATCAATTTGTAGTCCGTCCAAAAAATGCAAATGGATCAGTTTTTACCCTTGATGATTATTTTGATGGAGCATTGTTTACCATAGCGAATAGACGTGGAAGCACTGGAACCCAGGTCGTAGCAACAACGGCAGTTGATACAACAAGCCATATAATTACATGCACAATTACACCAGAACAAGGACGAGAACTTACTGCTGGAACAACTTATGTTTATGACGTGCAAATTGACAATGGTGCTGGTAATATATTTACACTACTTACTGGATCAATTACAGTAACAGATGATATTACTGGAGCAGTTTAATGCCAGACGTTGTATTATCTAATGACGATTTAACTGTTTTATCTGGACCAGAAACAATTGAACTTCTTGTTGATATAGGTCCAACTGGAACAAGAGGTAGCAAGTTTTTTGTAGGTGTTGGAAATCCAAACTCAGTTACTCTATCAACTAAAATATTAAACGATTTATATATTAACTCTGCTCCTGGATCAGACTATGGTTATTTATACCAATATGTTTCACAGCCTGGTGGAGATACCTGGGTAGAAGTTTTAAGATTAAACCCAACAATTTATTCTAAATTACATACAGTAACTTTTGCTTCAGGAACAAGTGCTTATGCTGGAAATGGATCTGTAGTTATTCCAATAACAGATATATCTACGGCTGCTGGACTTACCGCTGCAAACTTTAATGTCCAATACTCAATTCAAAATACAAAACCATTAGCCTCTTCTCTCTCATCTGTTAGTATATCTGGAACAGATTTAGTTATAAATCTTGAGGCTTCTGAGTATGACGGAACCTGGGGCTCATTTGATGCAGAGGTTTCAGTTCATATTTTTGTATCGGTTATGATATAATGAACAAGGTGAAATGACATGGCAGTAGAATCAATAGGAGTTTTATACTCCACAAAAATTCCAGGGTATGCAGACAATGCCGATATTCAGGCTGCTCTAAGAGCATATCACTATGGCTCGTATTCATTTGATACTAGCGAGTCAAACGCTGCAAACCTTATTAACCCATCAATTGCATACACACTAAATAACCTTCAAGGACAAATTACTGATCTTGATCCATCAGGATCTGTTTCAAAATCAATAATTGATGCAAAGGGTGACTTGCTTGTAGGAAGTGCAAATGATACCGTAGATAATCTCTCACTTGGAACTAATGGGTACGTTCTTACCGTTGATACCGCACAAACGTTGGGTGTAAAGTGGGCTGCCCCATCAGTTACAACATCTAATTCTGTAACATTAACAAACAAGACAATAGCATATGATGATAATACATTAGATGGAGTTGCTTCAGAAATATTAGTTTTAATGGGGGCTTTGTAAAATTTTAAAAAATATAGTGTATAATATAACCATAACCTACTTAGGAGGTAGTAACTAATGGCTACAACAACTAAAGCACTAGCAAGAGCAGCAGCAGCAACGTCTTCTGCAACTCTATATACAGTGCCAGCATCCACCACAGCAGTAATAACAAATATTGCTGTTACAAATACAGCAGGATCAGCAGGAACCTTTTCTCTATTGTTAGATGATGTCTCTCTTCATACAACAACGGCGATTGCAGCAAACTCAACTGTGTATATTGATCTAAAGCAGACCCTCGCCACGACCAAAACAATTAAAGGTTTTGCATCAGCAACAACAGTTAACTTTCATATCAGCGGAGTGGAGATAGCGTAATGGGTATTGCAACATTTCCAGCATCATCATCTGGTCTATCTTCAGCAATTAAAAGCCTTCAGCGTGGATCGGCAGCATCTGCAGGTAATATTACAATTAGTGCTGTTGATACTACAAAAACAATGGTTAACTCTTTTTCAACAGCATCAGCAGGTACGGTTGCAGCAACAGGAACAGTGAGTGCCGCAAATGGAACTGCTTCTGGACAAACAACTTCAAACTCCGCTGCTTATGGCGGACTCGATGCATCAGGTACTTACATGGGGTATGCAGGTTCTACTGGTACACCACAGCCATACGTAGCACCATATTACTCAGGTCGTTACGGTCAAACTTATAATCCAAATAACGTACCAGCAGCACCATTTGGAGGATATATGAACTCTGGAACATTTGGTATTTCTGCAATGAACGTTAATGGTCAAAACATTGGTCTTAATGCAACAAATCTTTCTGGCGGATCTACAAACCTTATGGCTGGTGTTTATGGAGCATATTTATCTTCATCAACTAACCTAGTAGTAACTGGTCCATGTCAGTATGAAGTAGTAGAGTATAACTAGGATATAAGGGAGAAAAATAAATGAAATATTTTGTACACTTAAAAGATGACATTGTTTTTGCACATCACTCATCTTCAACAGATATTGATATTCCAGGAGATAACATAATTGAAGTTCCTTCAGATGGATCTACATATCTTCTAAAAAAGCATGTTGATGGCAACTTTGTTGATGCTCCAGAAATTAAATATGCAATTATTGACGAAGATACAGTTGTAGGAATTGAAAAAACAATTTTTTCATCTGACGTAAAGGGACCAATTATTACCAATCCAGCAGTAAAGGTATTATGGACTTGGAACGGTTCTGAATTTTCAGATATACAGAAGCCAGTTGCTTACGATACAATTATATTTGATGGAAAAGAAATTACAACAAGTGCAAGCATGCCTGCCATGACAGATGAACAATACGCAAATATCCTTGCTACACAGGCTCAAGCAGAGGCTGAACGTCTTTTTGTACAGAATCAAATGGAAAATCCAACTACAGAACCTGGTTCTGAAGCATAATTTTTATTCATTAGGGGGTGTGTATGTCTAAAAAAATTATTTTTACAAAAACTCTTCCTGTTTCGGATGAATATTTCCCAACACCTGCATCTACCCTTTTGCCAGAATGGTATAAAAAAACAAAATCATATGTAGATGATAAAAAAGAACCAAACTTTGTTAGTGCAACAACTGCTACAATAAAAAAATGTCTTCCAGTATTTGATGCAATTACTGGAGGATACATAATTCCAACCTATACAGATCTTTGGATAAAAAAAACAGAGGGAAATGAAATACATTACTTAACAAGTAATGAGATAGATATTCAGTTTCACCCAACACCACAAGCACCATACCACCCATTTATGAATCAACATCCATATCCTAAATGGATTAACCCCTGGTCAATTGAAACGCCAAAGGGGTATTCTTGTTTATTTATACCACCAGTTCATGGAGGTAATGAGTATTTTCAAATTGCAGAAGGAATAGTGGATACCGATAGGTATACTTCTCCAGTTAATTTTCCATTTGTTTTAAAAGATACAGAGTTCACTGGATTAATTCCAGCAGGAACTCCGATGGTCCAAATAATACCTTTTAAGCGTGATTCCTGGAAACAAGAACTTGGATCTGAAATTAATGAAAAAAAATCTACAGAAACTACAAGACTTCTTTCAAGTCAATTTTATGATAGATATAAAAAAATGTTTTGGACATCAAAATCTTTTAAATAATGAAGAATAATTTTTATGTATACTAGAGTTATGGGAAAAATGAAAAATATATTTAGGCACTCTGCAATAATTGATGGAATAAAAGAAATATCTCCAGCAAAAGAGTTTATGCCAGAATGGTATAAAAGAGGAGACAATATAAAAGATGGTCAAAAAATAATAAAAAGTCTACCAATTGAACCAGGATTTAAACTTTGCTCATCTTTTAGCGACAGCCTTCTCTCTGGGTATATGATGCCATTATCAATGGATATTGCTATACAACAAACAGATGCAGGCCCAATTATAACTTGGAACAATATAAATTTAGTACCTCCTATTGTAGAAAAAAGATTAATAAGTCAAAATTCAACCCTACCAACCCCAATGGGATGTTCTCCAAATCATTTTGCATGGAAGACACAGCATGCAATTAACATACCAAAAGGTTATAGTGCCCTTATTGGTCATCCATTAAATAGATTTGATTTACCATTTTTTACTTTAACTGGAATTGTAGATGGAGAGTTCGATATGTATAATGGATCTATTCCAGTATATTTTAGTTCAACTTTTGAAGGAATAATTCCTGCAGGAACTCCAATTGCTCAAATTATTTTATTTAAAAGAGAAAATTGGAAAAGCAAAATTGACAAAGGTATTTTACAAAAAGCAAATCTTAATCATATTAAAAGCATACTTCCAGCATATGGCTGGTATAAAAAAAATATTTGGAAAAAGAAAAGTTATGAATAAATATGGGAAAGTATATATCTAAAACCTTAATTTGGAATAATTTATTAATTAATTTTACAGGATCTCCAAGACCATCGCATAACGTGCCACAAAGTTTTTGGAATAGGAAAAGAGTATTAGCAAACGGTAAAAAAGTAAAAGGAAAGTTTTATTTACATAAGATAATTCCTATACCCTGGCAGTCAAAACCAATTTTTGATGAAGTTACTAGGGTTGTTTTTAATGTAGTAGAAGATAATGAATCTTTAGTTTATAAAAATAATTTATGTTCATTTTGCGGCATAAAAATAGATGATACAGAAGAGTGTATAAGATGGACAGACACAAACGCTAACCCATTTGAAGTTGGATCTCGTGTTTTTTCAGATAATCATCCACTACATTTTGATTGTATGAAACAGGCAAGAGTTTACTGTCCATATATGAAGTCTTTAGATAACTCAGAATTTGAAATTGGAGAGTATAATAAGTTAAGAAGAAATGCAGATCTTTTTATAAATTCTTTAAAGGAGAATAATAGTGAATAATGATGAACTAAAAGTAATTGAAGGTTTTCTTACAGAAGAAGAGTGTCTTTCTATAACTAGTTACATGGATAGCGTAAAAGATAGAAAGTTTTGGATAGAAAATAGTTTAAGGCAGATGATTGTTAACTCTGAGTCTGAAATAATGGTTTCTTTATTGTCTAAATATATAAAGAAAATTAGAGAAGTACTAAACAACGAAAACCTATACATAACAGAATACATGTTGTCTAGATATAATCCAGGGTTCAAGATGCAACTACACAGTGATTTAGAGGATGGTAAGGATCATTTTTCAGTAACTGCAGTAGCATACCTAAATAATGATTTCTCTGGAGGGGACATTGTTTTTCCAGACCTAAACTTTAGACATTCTCCTAAAATGGGGGATTTAACCCTATTTAATTCAGGATCAGAAAAAACAAGTCATGGGGTAGAAGTTGTAAAAACTGGCATTAGATATGCTATGCCAATTTGGATTAGTGAAAATCCAGACCTTGAATTAAAGTTTTTAAACAAAAAAATAACCCCCTAAATTAATAGAGGGTTACTTTTTATTATTTAGGAAATTTATTCATCCACATTCTAGTTTTAGGTGTTATGCCCTTCCAAGAAGACCAATCTTCTCCACCCCTAGACATGTAGTATGCAATCTCAGCATTTTTGACGGGATTGAATAATTCAGCGTTAGAGTCAAGATCAAACTTATCTCGTCTATCTGGACCCAGTGTATCAATCATATTAATTTGAAACATCCCGTAGGATGAGTCCCCTGTCTTATGGTTTCCGTTAAATGCTAAAGGACGACCATTAGATTCTTTCTTGGCAATAGCCCAAGCCACTACTAAATCATTACCTTCAAATCCCACCAAAGAAAGTAACTTCTTTAATTCAACATCTGTAAGATGTGTCTTGTTTTCATAACGTTCTAACATTTTTGCTTTAGAAACAACAAAAGCCACCTTGTGGGTGGCAGCAGGGTTTTCAGCCTGTTTAATTAGTAAGTTGTTTTCCGTAGTTGATGCATTAGCAAAGTTGCTAAATGGTGCCACAACTCCAACTAATGCTAGGATTCCAATCCAAGCCTTTTTATCTCTTCTCATAATAAAAACCTCCTAGAGACTAAAAATGCTACTTGTTAGTAGCATGTATTAATTATAACATGAATTTGGCTCCAAAGTCAAACTTTAGGTAACATTTTGGTAACTTTTTAATTTTTTGTGAGGGAAGTGGTATAATAATAAGTACTATGGCTACTGGTGCAACTAATACTTATGATCTTCCTTATCCCGTTTTAAGTGACCCTGTAAATGTTCATGAGGATATTCAGTCACTTGCAGAGCGATTAGAAGATGTCCTATCTAATGTTGGTGTTCCATTTATTTCTTTAGAAGTTAGAAATACAACAGGTGCAACAATTGCAAAAGGAACTCCAGTATATATTTCAGGGTATTCAACAAAACCATTAATTGCAAAATCTGATTCAGATGACTTAACAACCTTTCCAGTTGTAGGAATAACACAGGCAGCAATTTCAAATAACGCAGATGGAGTAATAATTATCTCTGGAGTATTTGAAGGAATTGACACTTCTTCTTATACCGCTGGAGATATCTTATATGTTGCCAATGGTGGAGGTTTGACAAACTCAATTCCTACTGGTGGGTCAGGGGCTGTAGCGGTAGTCGCTAAATCAAATGCCTCAACTGGAATTATTATTGTTGGTCAGCCAAAGGGTAATGGAACTTGGGGGGCATTAAAAAATGGACTTGCTTAATGGTATAATTTAACAATGGCCGTATATAGAAACCCCAATGAGACTGCATTAGATCCTCAGCCCGTTGCTCCCGCTCCTTCAACATACAATGTTGGAAATATACCCCCACTTGTTAACTGGACTTGTGTAATTGGAGATAGTGCTTCTTTTAGAATTTATGTTGAAGATGATCTTGAAAATCCTTTAGATTATGACACCACATCTGTTGGAGACGATTCTGGATGGGACATTTCTGGAGAGTTTAGACGATACTCTGATAACGTTGGAGATGATTTATTGTTTACGGTTTATCCAGACCAAACAGAATTTGATGAGGCTGGAGAGTTTACAGTTACACTCTCGCCTGCACAGTCTAAGATTTTAAGAACGGGCGATGTCTTTGATATTCAATTAAGAGATGCTACTCGTGTTTGGACTGTTTGTCAGGGTGAAATGATTATGATCGGTGAAGTTACAGAACAAGATACAGTAAGTTAATCATGGCAACAACCAATATAACTAATATTGGCAGAAGCCAAACCATCTCTGACATAAAACCAACAACAACATTAGAAAACATTTCTGGCCATTCTTCATTAATTTCTAACATTGCTCTTTTAGTTACAGCAGCAACAATTGTAATATCGCCAACAATTCAAAACATATCAGGCTCTATTGGATCTTTGGTAACTGCAGACTATCCTAAAACAACAACGGTAACGGAAATACTTCCATTTAGATTAACTATAACCAATATTGGTATTGAAGGATATAGAGCAGACAATCCCCCAGGTATTGGGGTTCAGGTAATTGGTTTCTCTAACTATATACTTTAAAATCTATGATATAATTCAGACATGGCTAAAATATCATTATCAAGCGTAAAGGCTTATTTCCAAACAGGCGATAGACCTACTGAAGAACAGTATGTAGATTTAATTGATACCGCATCAGCACAGGCAACAGATCTAGGTTCTGCGGGTAACAACGAAGTAACAATCACTGGTATTGAGAACAGCACAATCTTTGATAATTTTACAGCCTCAGAATGGAGATCCGTTAAATACGTGGTCACATTAAAGAAGAGCACTGAAGACAAGTTCTTCACAACAGAGTTAACCATAATCCCAGCAGGCACAGATGATAATGTTAGTGAATATGGAACAGTAGACAACAATGGGAATATTGGCACCATTAGCGTCTCTAGGGCAGGAGGCACAGTTAATCTAACTGTAATTCCCGTGGTGGGTCAGACCCCGATTACCTTACGCTACATGCGTACTGGTTTGAAGGCTTAACCAAGGAGATAACAAATGGCAACAGTAACAAAAGATTTTAGAGTAAAGGCTGGATTAGTAGTTGAAGGCGCAAGCGCAACCGTTGACGGCCACGATATTCTTACAAAGAAAATTGTAGATGCAAAAGGTGATTTACTAGTTGGTACTGCAGATAATGCAATATCTAAATTAGGCGTTGGACAAAATAATTATATCTTAACAGCAGACTCAAATGAGGCAACAGGTGTTAAGTGGGCAGCACCTCAAGCAGTTGGTGTATTTGATACACAGATTACATTTGAAGGCGCAACAGCAAACGATTATGAGACAACTCTTACAGTTGTAGATCCAACAGCAGATCGTACAATTACACTTCCTAACGTAGATGGAACAGTAGTTACATCTGGTGATACTGGTACAGTTACAGCAACAATCCTTGCTTCAGATTCAGTAACTACTGTAAAAATTCTAGACGCAAACGTAACTGCAGCAAAACTTGCTACAGACTCTGTAGAAACAGCAAAGATTGTTAATGCAGCAGTAACCGCTGCTAAACTTGCTGCAGACTCTGTAGAAACAGCAAAGATTGTAGATTCAAATGTTACAGCAGCAAAGTTGGCTTCAGATGCAGTTACAACAGCAAAGATTCTTGATGCTAACGTAACAGATGCAAAACTTGCTGCAAACTCAGTTACAAATGCTAAGATTGCAGATTCAGCAGTAGATACAGCAGAGATTGCTGCAAGTGCTGTAACTGCAGTAAAACTTGCTACAGATGCAGTTGAAACATTAAAGATTAAAGATGCAAACGTAACTGCTGCTAAACTTGCTTCAGACTCTGTAGAAACAGCAAAGATTGCAAACAGCGCAGTAACAGAAGGAAAGATTGCAGACGGAGCAGTAACTTCAGCAAAGATTCTAGATGGCACAATTGTAAACGCTGATATTAATGCATCAGCAGCAATTGCTCAATCTAAAGTTGATGGCTTAACAACATCGCTTAGCGAGAAACTAGCACTTGCTGGTGGAACAATGTCTGGTGCAATCGCAATGGGTACATCTAAGATTACAGGTCTTGGAGATCCAACATCAGCACAAGATGCAGCAACTAAGAACTATGTAGATACAACGGTTCAAGGTATTGACTGGAAGGCATCTGTAAAGGCAGCAACAACTGCAAACGTAACACTTGCCTCTGATCTTGAAAATGGAGATGTACTTGATGGCGTAACTCTTGCTACTGGAGATCGTGTTCTTGTTAAGGATCAGTCAACTGGTTCAGAAAACGGTATCTACGTAGTTAAGGTATCTGGTGCCCCAGATCGTTCAACTGATGCAGATGCAGGTGCAGAAGTTACTGCAAACTTTGCGGTATTCGTAGAACAAGGAACAGTAAACTCTGACTCAGGATTTACACTAACAAATAATGGTTCAGTTACAGTTGGTACTACAGCACTTGTCTTCACACAGTTTACTGGTCTTGGACAAATTGTTGCGGGTACAGGATTAGACAAGACTGGAAACACTCTTGATATTGATTCAACAGTAGTAACACTAACAGGTACACAAACTCTTACAAACAAGACACTGACATCACCAACACTAACAACTCCTGATCTTGGAACTCCATCAGCAGGAACTCTTACAAATGCAACTGGTCTTCCAGTGGCAACTGGTATTTCAGGTCTTGGAACAGGCGTAGCAACATTCCTTGCTACACCATCTTCTTCAAACCTTGCAGCAGCATTAACTGATGAAGCAGGTTCTGGAACAGTAGCATTTACTACTAGCCCAACTTTTGTTACACCAACTCTTGGTGAAGCAGCAGCAACAAGCATTGCTTTTGCAGATGCTCTTGTTGGTTCTGCTCTAGCAACTGCTGGAACATCAGCAACTACAATTGATTCATGGCCATCAGCAACATATTCTGCTGCTAAGTATATTGTTCAAATGAAAAAGGGCAATGATATTGAAGTTCTTGAAGTTCTTGTTGCAGTTAACGGAACAAATGACGTTTATCTAACAGAGTATGCTGATGTAATTAGCAATGCACAACTTGGAACAACAGATGCTGTCCATGACGGCACAAACGTTGTTCTAAAGGTAACTGCAGCAGCAGCAGACACTTCTGTTAAGATTCACAAGATTTATATTGAAGCATAAATAATAGAATAGAGGCTGGGAATGGCAACTGTAAATAAAGACTTCAGAGTAAAGCATGGGCTCGCTGTAGCCGAAGGCGGTACTTTTGGATCACCTGTCACAGTTGCCACCCCAACCGAAAATACACACGCCGCTACTAAGGCATATGTAGACGCTAGAGAACTTCTTGTCACCGCAGGCTCTGTAGCCCCTAGCGCAGAAAATTCATCAAATGGTGAACTTTTTATTGATACACAGAACAATAGACTTTTATTTTATTACAATGGTCAATGGAATACAACAGCATTGCTTCAAGATACTCTTGAACTTCAACAGCACATTCACGATACAGCAATTGGTGGAACAGGGCTTATTGTAAGTACATTTAAAGATGCAGGATTTTACAATGAGGCTGGATCTGAAGAAGATGCTGGTTTTTATAATACTAACAGTTGGGCTGCCACATATGATGGCGGTATTGCAACAGAAGTATTTAATTAAAAACTGATATAATATGACTATACACCTATGGAGGAGTAAATAATGGCAACAAGAATGCAACAACGTAGAGGTACCGCATCACAGTGGATATCTTCTAACGCAGGTGATGGTCCAATCCTAAATGCTGGAGAAATCGGCTGGGAGTCAGACACAAACAAATTTAAAATTGGTGATGGAGTGTCCTACTGGGCAAACCTAGACTACTTCTCTGATATTAACTCAACAGTGGTTCCTGTCTTTGGAACAAGTATTAGTTTTGAGGGATCAACTGCAGATGCATATGAAACCACTCTTCAGGTAACAGATCCAACCGCTGATCGTACAATTACCCTCCCAAATGTAACAGGAACAGTTATTACAACTGGTAACCTTTCAGACATTACAGACATTGGAGTATTTACTTCAACAATCGTAATGGAAGGTTCTACAGCAGATGCTCATGAACTTACACTTTCAGCAGGAGATCCTACGGCTGATCGAACAATCACTTTCCCTGATGCAACTGGAACAGTTCAACTTAGAGTTACAGATGTATCTGACACAGAAATTGGCTACCTAAATGGTGTTACTTCAGCAATCCAGACACAGGTGGATGCTAAGGCTCCTCTAGCAGGCCCAGCACTTACTGGAGATGCAACAGCAGTTAACTTGACAATTTCTGGCAACCTAACTGTTAACGGAACCACAACAAACATCAACTCAACCAACCTAGTTGTTGAAGATAAGAATATCGTTCTTGCAGATGTAACAACTCCATCAGATGAAAGTGCTGATGGTGGCGGTATCACATTAAAGGGCTTAACAGATAAGACACTAAACTGGGTAGATGCTACAGATGCCTGGACTTCATCAGAAGACTTCAATCTGCTAACTGGTAAAGTATATAAAATTAATGGCACATCAGTTCTTTCAGGATCAACACTTGGTTCTGGAGTTACAGGATCTTCTCTTACATCTGTAGGAACAATTACATCTGGTACATGGACTGGTACAGCAATTGCAATTGCAAATGGTGGAACTGGTCAAACTACAGCAATGACTGCAGCAACTGCACTTCTTCCAGACCAGGCATCTAACTCTGGCAAATATCTTACAACAGATGGCTCAGGAACACTTTCTTGGGGAACAGTATCAGGATACTCAGCACCAACACTTGGTTCAACATCAATAGCCTCTGGTGCAACAGTAACAACAATTGTTGGACTTACAAAAGTTCGCTCAGATCAATTCACGACACTAGATGCTGATGGATATGAAGTTGATATTGAAACAATGCAAATTATGGGTGCACTTTAATTAATTAAAAGCACTCAACCTTAACTTTATAGTTAAAGAATTAAAACTCCGCATAAAGTGGAGTTTTTTTCTTTGTAAATTTATGATATACTTAAGACCACTTTGGAAAACTCAAAGTACTCATCTAAATTTGCTTAGAAAGGTAAATAAATGTCAGAAGTTTTTTCGTTTCGTCTATCAGAAGATTTTGTAAATAAATATAATAATGTT